TCGTTTCCTGTTTTACCTGATTTATTTTGTTTACCTAATATTTTTTCAATTTCCCTTTCAAATTCTGCTATTTTTCTTTGAATAGGTATTGCCTCTTTTCTAGTAGTAACAACTTTATTTAATTTTTCTTGCTCATCTGATATTAAATCTCTGTAATATTCGACTGTTTTATTTCTTTGACCATCTAAATTATTTCTAATATCAGCAGTTTTATTTTGTGTTATTAGGATTTCCTTTTCTGCCTCTAAACCTTTAATTAATTCATTTTGGGCATTAACCTCCTGATCTAATCTATCAGCACTCTGAGTAGCAATTTTTAAATTTTCTTTTGCTTTTGCTAATTGTTTATCAATGATTCTAACTCTATCTAAATTAATATTAACTCCTTTTCTTTGTAATTCTAATAAATTTTTCGCCTCAGCATTTAATTTATCAATAATTCTTTGTTGCTCCATTCCTGCACTAACTTGATTTTCTGCCTCTGTAGATGCATCAAACATTAATGTAGTTTGTTCCTCAATTTTTTTATTAATTTGCTCTATTGCGACATCTCTTACTTGTTTATCAATTTCTGCTAATTGTTCTGCAGTTGCTCCTATTTTTTCTAACTCTGCTTTTTCTTGTTGTAATTGTGCTATCCTTAATTTTGATTGGGCATCAAATTCTTTAATTCGCTTTTGAGATTCTGCAGAATTATTAGCTAAAGATTCGTTCAATTTATCCATTGATTCCTGTTGCCTTTCTAATGATTTTTGAGCATTGTCGGAAGCATCTCCAAAATCCCATAATAAAGCTATTGCAGTAGTTAATCCTGATATTAATAATCCTATAGGATTAGCTTTCATAGTTTTATTAAATATTTTTAGAGTTTTTGTTGCAGATTTTACTCCACGATTCATAGCTACTACAGAAACTCTATAAGCTACCATAACTGCTCTGCCTATAGTCATAGCAGTATTAACTGCTAATTGAGTAGTTTTAAATATTATAAATCCTTTAACTGCTTGAAATATTACACTAACAATAGTTTCTAAATTATCAGTTAGAAATTTTATAGCATTTTTTAATTTATCTACTGTACCTGCACTATCACTAGTGCCTAAAATCATTCCTTGCCATTTAGAATTTAATAATGCTAATTGACCTGATACAGTATTTAATTGTTTTTCAGACATTGTTGCCAACTCTCCGTTAACATCTGTTATACCATCTTTTAAATCTAATAATGTATCTGTATTTTTTAGGAATGTTTGGAACGCTGCGACTGATCTTTTATCTGTTAATTCTAATGATTCTGCTAGATCTATTCCTGATGCATCTAATTCTTTTAATCCTGCTACTAAATCAGGTAAATTTTTAACAGGTCTGCCTAATGCCTGAGCCAAATCTCCTCCTGAATCTGCTAATTTTAATAAAATACCTCTCGTAGATGTTGCAGAGGTTGATGCATCAAATCCTGCATTTGCCAAACCTCCTAATAATGCAGTAGTATCCTCAATAGAAAAACCTAATGCACTAGATACAGGAGCAACTTTACTCATAGCAGTTTGTAAAAACTCCATGTTTAAAGCACTTTTAGTAGTAGCTACTCCTAAAGTGGATGCAACTCTATCCATTTCTGAGGCATCTAAATTAAATGCTCTTAATGTTGATCCTGCTATTTGAGATGCATTCGCTAGATCTGTTCCTGTTGCTGCTGCTAAATTTAATATTGATTCTGTACTGTCTAAAATTTCAGGAGTAGTAAAACCTAATTTAGCTAATTCTAACTGCAATCCTGCTACCTCAGATGCAGTAAATTTAGTTGATTCCCCTAAATCTAATGCTGAGTTTCTTAATTTTTCTAACTCCTCTCCACTTGCTCCTGATACTGCTCCTAAATTAGCAATGGCTGAATCAAAATCTACAATAACTCCAAATGAATTTCTAATTAAAGAAACTGCTCCCATTACTCCACCTACTAAACCGAATCCTGATGCAACACTTTTTAAAGTACCTCCTAATCTACCCCAAACACTTGTATAATTTCCTACATTTCTCTGAGATTGACCTACTGATTTATCTATCTTTTTTAGAGAGGTATCTAATCTATCTATTTGAGATTTTAATTTTCTAGCTTGTTTAGTGTTTGCCTGTCCTGATGCAACTAAATCCTTATATCTATTTCTCAAAGTATTGAGAGTTTTAGACATTTTCACATATGCTCTATTATTTTGCTGTGTTTGTTTTTGTTCTTTTTTAGCAATTTTTTCTAATCTCTCCTTTTCTTTTCTTTGTTGAGTTTCTGTTCTTAATCTACTCTGAGCAGTTCTTTGTCGTTGTTGCTCTAATCTCTCTAACTGTTGCTCTGTTTTTAGTTTTTCCTGTTCTACCTGTTGTAATGCCTTTGCTGATTTATTAACATCCTGTAATGCCTGTTGCCTCTGCTTAATAGCTTGAGTAGTTTTTAACTCATTTGCAGACTGTTGAATTAATTTATTATTGATTTGCATCAACTCCTTTAATTCAGTAGTTACATGATCTAATGATTTTCTATATGCCTCTGCTGATTTTTTAGCATTAGCAAAAATATCCTCCTGAAATATATCCTGTTCTCTTATTTTTTTAGCCATTTTCCATTAATTTAACATATGTAAAAAACATTTTAACGGATGTTTCTTTTGGATTCATTCCTATACCTCTATTTTGTTCTATTGTTGCAAGATCCTCCTCGAAAGTTGATTTCTTTTTTTTCTTGTTGTTCATCTCCTGCAGTTTGATTTTTTCAATCTCAATAATACCCTCTAAACTTCTATCATCTCTCAACCAACGCTGAATCTGTAATTTTGCAATTTTTGTTTCCTGCTCTATTACTCTTTTATAACTTTTACTCAATCCAAAATGCTCTAAATACTCATCGTATAATTTAACCCATTGATCCGATATTTTATCAAAGTTTTTATTATAGGTTATATCTTTTATTTCCTCCTTTAGTAAATATCGTAAATCATGGCTTTTTAAAATCTTATCAAAGTTATATATAGGTAAATCATCAATAGATTTATATAACTCAATTTTTTTTGAGAATATATTGTATAACCACATCATAAACTTTAGGAATTAACGCCTCTACAAATATACTCATATTTTTTGAAGTCAATCCTGCAACATCCTCAGAGTATTTTTCAAATAATTCAACCTCTCCTTTATCATCATCTGCAGTAATAATAAATCCGTTATCCTCTAGAATAACCTCAAATGATCTCCAAAATTCGCCTGTATCCTTTAACTGTATAGGAATATCAGGTTTTCCATAAAACAACTGAGAGTTAATAGAGTAGTTAGGCAGGATCTCTCCTGTAGATAACTCTCCAAATTCTAACTGTTTTTTAGTGTTTAATTCAGTTACTAATTTTTTTAGATGAGGATTTTTAGACATTGTTTTAAACAATATCATATTATTATTTAGCTGATTAATAGAATTAATAATATTATATAATGCCTCCATATAGTATAAAAAAAAAGTGCCTACTCTGAGGCACTCTTTTTAGATTTTTTCTTTTTACCTGTTATTTTATAGTAAAAACTTTCTGTATTTACTCCTAACTTTTTAGAATAAATCTTTTTAAACTCTGTCAAACTCATTGAACATATTGCCTCTTTATTATATTCTGTTTGACCTAATTTAATCCAATTACTCATTAAGGTATAACTATATTAGATGATCCTAATCCTGCGAAATCATAACGATTTTTTGAGGCACTTAAAGTTAAGACATCTGCAGGTGTTTGAGCAGCAAAACTAAATTCATATACTCCTGCACTTGTTTCTGTAGCAGAACTAATAACTACAGAGGATGCAGTAGTTTCATTATATAAAGTGAAATCTCCTGCTACTAATCCTGTAACATTTGTTCCGTAATCAGTAGTTAATGTAGCAGTAAATCCTGTAGTAGAAATAGCAGAATAACTAGCATTAACATCTAACAATCCGTAAAGATCTGAGCAAGTATAATCTAAATCATCTGCTCCGATTAATTTAATGTTCTCATCCTTTTGAGATAATTTCCATTGAAATTTAATCATAATCATAGCTACCTCAGAATCGGTTGCCTCAACATATTGAACATCTAGAGTATTCTTATCAATTAGAATAGGTCTTAATACATCTGTAGTAGATCCTGCATATCCTAAAAAGTTTCCTGATTTATCTACTGCATACGCTCCAAAATCTGAACATGATAACCTCTCTAATTTTCCTTTTAGTTCTCTAGGAGGTTGAACGATCATTCCTGTAAAGTTTTTGAAACCATCTCTAACTTTAGCTTTATTTCCTGAATTAAATTCCTGAAATACTGATTCATCTCTAATATTCTCAACATTTTCTAATTCTGCAGTAGGTAGTAACCTATCCTCAAAATCAACATCATTAAGCAATAATTCAACTGCCGAAAAGGATGCTAAATCAGTTTTAGAGATTTCTTTTACTGCTCCTGCAGAATCAACCTCTGTAGTAAAAATTAAACAACGAACAATATCAGCTATAGGAACGCATCCCGGAACTCCTGTATTTAAGCTAACATTATCGCAATCACAAACTCGAGCCATAATATATATATTTAATTAGTTAATAATTACAAAAATACTAAATTAATTTTTAATGTTTTTTGCAAAAAAAAAGCCGCTTTTTAGGGCGGCTTATTTATTGGTTGTTTAGTGTTTAGTTTATTAATCCTAATTTAATTAATAAACCTTTAGTTAACTTAAGATCATATTCTAAGTCTTTTCTTAATTCTTTACTTAATTCAGTATTGAGTAAAGTTTTTTCATTATTTCTTTTACAATCTCTTAATAAATCTTTTAAAAGCATTTTTTCGTGTGAAGATAAATTTTCCATTTTTGCTGATTTTTAAATTAATAATACCCAAATATAAAAGGTTTATTTGAAATAGCCAAACATTTTTATAACTTTTTTTAAAAAAAAATGTTGCTACCTCTGTTAAAAAGATTAAAACTTTTTTTGATTATTCACATTGATTAACATTGAAACAGGCATCTTTTTTAATAGGTAGGTCTATTTTTAACTCTACTCCTGATACATTTTCATCTATCAATTTAGTAATGTTATCCTCATATTTGCCTGATCTTTTGGAAGGTTTAGAAATATATACTCCAAAATTTGCTCTGTTAATAGTTTCATATCTATCAAACTCTCCTATAGAATTATTATTTCTTAGATTAGCTATAAAATCTCCTAAAAAGTTATCCATAGGTTGAATAGCTAAAGAGTAATGTTGAGAAACATCCCAATCCTCAAAATTAGAACTCATTAAAAAAAATAACCTCAACTCAGCTATACGATCTATTTTATTTATCCTGCTATCAAATCTCTCCTCCTTAATGATTTCTAATAGATATACTAAAGGCAGTTTATTTTTCCAACTCCTTATATTAGCTAATACATTCTGTACCTGCATAGGAGTGCCATTAAAAAAGAATGGAGGTAAAATTTTATAGGTAGTTTCTGTTCCTGTTAATACTCCTTTAATTGCTATCCAACTATTAATCTCGAAATCTACTACTAGATATTTAGTTCCGTTAATGTATATATAGTTACCTGTAGTAACATGA